GCGCAATCTCCGGTGCCGCCGCGAATGACTATATTTTTGTGGATGGTGACTTTGGCAAGGTTATGTACGGCCTAAATGCGTACATCCCGACCAGCACGCCATCTACGTCGATCTGGGGCATGGCGCGTACGGCAAACCCCCAGCGTCTTGGCGGTATCCGGGTTGGTGGCAAAGGTCTGTTGATCCAGGAAGCTGTCAAAAAAGCCTTGGTGAAAGCTAAGGATGCGGGCGCCAGCGTGTCCCACATCTTTATGTCATCGAATGACTTTTTGAACCTGGAGTTGGCGCTTGGGACGACCGTCCGACGCACCGATGAAAAGGTTTCGGCCAATGTCGGCTTCACCGGCATCGAGTTCTCGTACGGCAGCTCCAAGCCCGTCAAGGTGTTCTTGGATCCGGACTGCCCTAGCGGGTTGGTCTATGGTCTACAAATGGATACGTGGACGCTGGCCAGCGCTGGCGAATACCCCGATTTCTTGACCATGGATGGCAACAAATTCGACTTGCTGCAAAGCTCGTCCCTGACCTCGCCCACCTTCGAGGGACGCATCGGCGGCTATGCCCAGCTTTATACCGACGCGCCCGGCTTCAACTTCGTCCTGAATTTGAACGCTTGATCGTGGCAATCATAACCAGGAGATTGTCATGGCTAGTTTAGTACCAATTCGAGGATCAAACGTACTTGGTTGTACGCTGGTGGCCTTTAGCTTCGTGGCTAATGGGACCGGTGCCGTCGACCAAACCACGATACGCGGGCCAGGTGTGGTCAGCGTCACTAGAGGTGCAACCGGACGATTCGATGTCGTCCTGGATAGCGCTTTTTATCGGGTCATCTCGGCCAAAGCGCACGTTATCCATCCATCGGATGGTTCTGCTCCGACCGCCGCTCCAAGTGCAATTGTTTCGTTTGCAGACGAAACGGCGTCACCACTTGCCCTTAAGGTGTGGACGCTGAACGCATCTGGTGCCGCGGCGGATCAAACCGCAACGCGGGTATGCGTCGTTATGGTCGTTCAAGCCTCCGCGGGGGCGTGAAATGGCTAAGCCCGGTCTGATGCTGGCAATCGGCCTAAAGCCGAAAGCCGAAAAAACGGATTCGTCTGCAAACATGAAGGCTGCGAAGCCTGTGGAAGCTGACGAGGACTTTGACTCAAGTGCGGAAGCGGCCTTCCAGGCCCTGAAGGATGACGATCTCGAGACGTTCAAGCTGGCCCTGAAGGCAGCGGTAATGGCTTGTGGATCTGAGTACGACGACGAGTGATCAACAACTATTAGCGAGAATCTGGTATGGCACGCACGGCAACATTGTTACAACTAAGGACCAGTGCGTACCGGCGTGCCGACCAGGAAAACCTGACACTGCGGTTTCCCACGACCGAGGTGACCGATTACATCAACGAGGGAATCGGCGAACTGTGGGACATGTTGGTATCGGCTAATGGTTATGCCTATTATGGCACCAAAAGCACGATTTCGCTTGTGAACAATACTACCCAGTATTCTTTGCCGGCTGACTTCTACAAGCTACACAAGGTCATCTATGTCGGCTCAACCGCCGGCGGGCGACTGGAATTGGACCGGTTATCCGAGGCGGACGAGGTTGCACTACAGGTGGCCCGTAGCCGCGTCCCTCTGTATTACCGCGTACGAGCGGCCTATTTGGACGTGTACCCCGCGCCCTTTGGCTCCGGTACGCTGGAACTAAGTTATGTGCCGTGCGCTACCAAGTTGGCGAACGACGGCGACACGTTTGACGGTATCAACGGCTTCGAAGAATACGTTGTGTGTTATGCAGCCAGGCGAATGGCAGTCAAGGACGCCGATTTCGAACTGGCAAACATGATCTACCAAGACATGAACCGCCAAATTCAACGTATCGAACGCATGGCGGCGGACCGTGACAAGGGACATCCCGAACGGGTCCAGGACGTGCGAGGGGCCATCCAATGGCGTCGTCCAAAACGGCTATGGTTGACTCGCCAATAAGGTCATGGCCATCTCCAGCAAAATACGCCAGCTTGTGACCGGTGACCCTGGTATGGATACGTTTATCCGCGAGGTGCGTATCGCGGTTGGTTCGCTGGAGGAGACGGCGAACACGTCGACCGCTGGCCTGCAATGGGACAATAACCACGCACTGGCCTATTCGCTAAACCAGTTAAACACGACCACATTCCGAAACGAGGGATCTGCTGGGCAATCTTATGAGATGCGTCTGGGGGGAACGGTGTTACCGCGTCTTGGGTTCCCCAGCCCGGTTGGAAACGCCGTCGAGATCGCTTCAGAAACCACCAATCCATCGTATATCTATGGCGCAGGAACATTCCCCGTCAAAAGCAATGACTACAGTGTCGAGTTCATGTTTTTGACGCACTTTGCTCCGTACACTCGAGGAACATGGGACGGATATGCCGCAGTATGGAAAACCCAGTACCTGTATAGCTCGGTGCCGGCACCTGGCCCGCCATCTACGATTGACGTTGTTACTTATTACACGCCCCCGGCGTCAGCTTATTCAACACTTCCGACACGTGAACTGACGATACCTACGGGTCAGTGGAATCATGTATTGTTTACTGCCAGCTCTACGAGTGGCAAGCGCCTGTATTTCAACGGCGCCATGGTTTCCAGCAATACGGATACGTCTGTGGCCGTACCGAACACAAATGACTGGTTTCTAGGTTCTGCCAGCGGAGGCACCTACAAATTCTACGGTGCAATTGCACGATTCGCCTATAGCACGGTCGTTCGTCCGCAGTCTTACGCCATTGCCGTCACCACAGCCATGCGTGGCTGGTAGCCCACAATGGCCGTTTTTTTCGTGCCAAATACCCAGGTGACCAATGACTGCGAACCAACTCTATAAATTGGATTTTACGCAAGGTCTGGACTTGGGCCAGGAGACGGGAGCTGGTCCGTCGGTCACTTATCTCGAGAATTTCATGTTTGATCGTCGCGGCGGTGTGCGTCCGCGTTGGGGCTATGAGCCGGTCTACAATTATCTGGGGACCACTGCCGCCGTCGTCGAGGGAACCTCCGACCCGACGGCAAGTACGACCGTCGAGCAGACATCGTTGATGGTCAGTTATAAAAATTCCGTAGTTCGAATGGGAAAGCAAAAGTTGTATTCCAACGGGTACAACTTTCGCGGCATGCTTCCCGATATGACAGCCGACTACGACATGCTGGCTACCAGCACCAACTCGCTGGTTGAGCCCCAAAGCATATCGGTCACCAACGCAGCCGGGCAGGTTGTTCGCGTTGTAATCTTCAAAACCGAAGTTGGTTTTGTCAATAACAACAATCTCGGCAATGTTGATGAAAAGTACACGGACCAATACCGTGACAACGAATTGACATTTCAGAACACGTCCGGAACCTGGAAAATAAAGAACAATCTTGGGAATCTTCGCTATAGCGTGTATGTCGACGATTCGCTGATTATTGATCGCGCCGATATTAACGCCTTGCAATCGGGAATGTCTAATGTCCTGACGACGGATGTCATAGGCGCTCAAATTACACGAACCAAAAATTGGATCGTCGTTGTCTATGCAAGAACCCCTACCGAGGATCTAATTGGTAGCGGCATGATTCAGGCCAGCTCCAAAGAACGAACAAGGGCGTACGCAAACGATCTTAGCCTTGTGACTCTCAACATAAACAACCCGGCCGGTGGGTTTATCAATCCAACGAATGTACCGTTTACATTTGGACCAACCCCCGCCGAGGGAGAACTTACAGATTCAAAACTGGATCTAAGAGTACAGAACGTTACAAAACGCATACCTACCTTATGTATTGATAGTTCACGTACGGTTGTAATATCTGCTGGGCAGTATGTAATACCATACAAAGTTGTAGGGACCGAGGATTACGCCAATCAAATACAGGTCGGAGATAAGCTGGTTCTAAAGACATCAAGCAGCTTAACTGGCAATCGAGTGCCTCTTGGGTACATGAAAGTCTATGCGGTGGACAGAACCGCAAAAACGTTCACAACGGATTTTTTGTCTGGTGGAAGTACGACAACGTCCGCTTATATTGCTAGCTCTCAATTTAACGTGGATTGGGAAATACATCGGATCGAGTTTCAGCACTATTATCCGATGTTTGTAGTTGCGCAGTGTGAGGACAATTCATCTACCGCAAGTCTCGACGGAAACCGCTTTCTTATAAGCTATGTCTGCAAAGATCCTACAAATTCATTTGTGGACAACGGCTATTGGCTAGAAACAAAGACGATCTACATAAACCCGACTACAGGTGCATATTCTTCATACGAGACACTCGGTGCAAGTCTACCTAGACCAAAGGCTACAGCGGCGACTACAGCCGATGCCTCTACAAAAACATACGTATCCAGCTTGTCCCTAAGCTGCAATATATCGACGCAAACAATCTTTTCTACCTGGACGGCGGTGGCCATTACGCTGTCAGCAAGCTACGGCTTTAGTCAGCAATCTTTTGTAATGGGCATGCCTCTAAAAACGGAGAACGCAAGTTTACCGAGCCAGCCATCGCCACGAAATATAGCAGTGTGGCCATCTGCAAACGTTCTTGTTAGGTCTATGTCCTCGGTTGGATTCGTGGACAATGCATATGACCGCGTTGGCATAGTTTCCACGTCTTTACGTACTGGTATCACTACAGTTGTCAACGGAGAACCAATTTTTGACGATAACGTATACGCATCTCCAAACGGCAATGACCTGGAGGTGCATATCCAAACCGCAGTCGTAAGTTCTAATCAATATATACTGTCAACCGAAAGTCGCAGCATACACAAGGATATGAATGCACGCCTGGCCAGCAAGCCATGGATGTACAATGGGTCACTGTATTGCGCGCTGTACGTCGGCAAATCGTCGTTTTATCCATCAAGTGATGCGGCGTCGTTGGTTGTTTACGATTTGATGCAAGGTCCCAGTCGTCTAGTCAACGATGGGCAGCGACCGCGTGTTGTTTGCAATGTATTGCCTCGTCAGGTGTTTTACCAAAATGCCGTTGGTAACGGTTATCCTAGATACCACACGCCGTTGCCGGAAGTTGAGACACGTTCGAACGGATACCGTTTGGTCAGTACGGTTTCCGCGCAGGCGACAACCACTGGAATTTCAAGCGTTGTCGATGTCACGTTGGATACGTCGTCACCGCGTAGTTGTGCAGAACTGAACGGTAGCTTGTTTATATCCGGCGGTGTCCCTACGGCATTCGACGGAACTCACATATATGAACTGGGATCCATCCAAGCGCCGGTAATATGGCACAATATCGTAAACCCGAACTACGTGGGGCAAGCCGTTGGAACTGCGGATTGGTACTACAAGGCGGTCTTCGAGTGGGTGGACGGGAATGGCAACATCTATAGGTCGGCACCCAGTGATGCGATCCGCCTTAGGATGTTTGAGAACGGTTCCACTTCGACCACCGCCGCAAGAACCAGTATCACAAACAATCCATTTAAGGCGCAGTACCGCGACGTCAAGATCAGTGCACAATTCGACCACTCGACATTGCGCTCAGTGTTCGCAAACAAGACATTCGCAAAGAACCCTGTAAAAGTTGTTCTTTACAGAACTCTGAAAAACTCGGACACGAACTTTTACCGCGTAAACTCTATGCCGGTGGTCGTCAACCTGAGTAACGACACGAATTATGCGTCCGGTTACGATGTAGATTCAACCCAAACCGGTACAACAGATCCGCCGTTGGCGTTGACGTTTACAGACATCTATAGCGACGCCGAGATTGCATCAAACGAATTGCTGTATGATCTGGACGGAGCCGTTCTGGAGAACCAGTCACCTCCCAGCGCACGATTTGTTTGCACGCACAAGTCCAGAATATGGCTGGGCGGTACTCCGGATGATACGATCTGGTATTCGAAAAAGTCGGAGCCATTTAGCGAGCCAGGGTTCAATGAACTATTGACCATTCCCAGTTTCGAAGGCGGGCCAGTGGTCGCCATGGCCTCGTTGGATGACTATTTGGTCGTCTTTAAAGAGTCCAGTGTTTGGATCATCAATGGGGACGGTGCCGACGCGACGGGTAATAACTCAACGCTACAGGAACCAACCCGCGTATATGACGGAAACGGCTGCATATCTGCCCCTAGCGTGACAGTTGTCGGCGATGCGGTGTACTGGCAGTCCAACGACGGCATCTATCGAATGCGGCGCGGCTCGAATCAACCTGAGCTAATCAGCGACAAGATTCGCGAGGTCGCCGTTGATTACCTGCGGCGGTTCAACTTGAAGGTGGTATCCGCGACATATACCGCACCAGATAATTGTATAAGATTCTGTTTCTACGGCAAGGTTGGTGCATCGGCCTACCGGTATTTGGTTGTTTACAGCCTGACCTACAACACATTCGTATTTTATCGGTACACGTCTCCTTCAACAATACGAATCGTGGCGTCGTGCGAATACAACGGAATATGGTATGGCGTATCCGATAGCAACCTGCTTATACGTGAAAATCGAACTGTAAAGTATGACGCAGGTAGCACGAACAAATATGCGGCAAATGCAGTCTGCACAATGCGAGTAATGCGACTGTCCGAGATGGGCGGATTCTTTAGAGTTAACCGAGTGATGGTTTTAACGGATCGTGGTTTGGATTTTTCTTCAAGTAGGTCCGTAATCAGTTTGTCACTGTATCCGTTTCCATCTGTCTACGACTCGTATGGTAACATAATAAGCAACGGGCAATCGAGAAAAACACCGGTAATAAGTGGGCCAACATCGGGATCACCTGACAATTTGGAATTTGATGTTGCGGTGCAAAAGATGTCGGGATTTGAAAGTCAGATTGTTATCTATCCGACCACGGATAACGTCGGCAAAGTTGAAGGGACTGGTGACGCCGTATATCTGACCGGAATTGTCGTTTACGGCGCTCCGATGCGAGGCAAAGCACGAACATTTAAGGACTATAGTCGTAATAACACTTGAGCAAAGTACGTGTTCGGTCGCGGAGTAATGACAAATGGGTGACGTCGATCCAAATCTAAAGAAACAGTTGAATCAAGCGGCGTCGTCGCCAACGTTTGACGGAAGTCCAACAGTGGACCCTGTGACAACCCCACCGCCGCCGGATCCTCGAACGACGCCTATGTCTTCGGACGCTTATTGGGACCCAAATTCCCAGCGCTACGAATACCTGGGGAATCCCGACCCTGGTTCGGACGCCGGGCGGTATGCGTTGCACAACGCATTGAATGATGCATCCAGCGGTGCATCGAATATGTACTATTATGGTGGTTCGGCGGATTTCACAAAGAACCAAGTAAATTACTTCAACGATCAGGCGCAAAAACTTGCTGGGCGAGCTGGCCCGCAAGCTGATTTTAATGCCGGAACTGGTTCCTATAACCAGATGATGGACGCGCAACGTCAACTTGGAGATTACTTGTCCAAGGTGGCAAACAACCAAGTGACCACTCCCGCCGAAGCTCAGCTACTCAAGGCGAACGCTGCAAACCAAGCGGGCATCTCGGCTCAATTGGCCTCGGCTCGTGGAGGGCTGGCTGGCTTAGCGGCTGCAAACTCAGCGTCCAGAACGGCATCCGAAACCGCAGGGCGGAAGATGAACACGGACTTGGCCGTGTTGCGCACAAATCAATCATTGGCGGCCCAGGACCAACTGGCGGGCCTGACAAATGCTATGCGTACCCAAGAGGTAAACCGTGCCCAAGATGTTGCACGGCTGGGGAATCTGAACACGATCCGCAACCAAACGGCTGCATCGGACGCGAAAGCCATGTCCATGGGAGCGCTGACCCGTGGTCTCGAGGGAACCATGGCGAGGCAACAAGCTCGGATGGATACGTACAACACGGCGGTTGGAAACGCCGATAAGTACGCCAAGTTCAACACCGAAATTTCGGAGCGAAATCTTGCGGGCAATCTGGGGGCCGTTCGAGATGGGGCCGTTGCCGCTGGCCAGCTATACAGCGAACTGAATCGTCCTGAATCCAAGAAACCATAACAAATACGGATAAACGATGTTACCACTTCTAGGATTAATGGCCGCCGGTATCATTGCAAAAGGCGTACAAGGCGCAATGCAAAAGGACGCCAGCGACTACCAGAACGAGACCACCAGACACGATATGAACGCGACCGATGAAGTGGTTGTACCTGGTCGCACAGATGTATACACGCGGTATTCTCCCGAACGTGATATGCGGTATCGGTTGGTTGATCGCGGTAGTAATGCCGATACATTTAGCGCGCTGAACGACCCCAACTCGCAGGC